CTATGAGCACTTACAGTAGTCATGACATTGCTTGCAACTGCAACAGCAGCAAGGTTTCCAGACGGAACAACAAGTGGTACTGGCCCTGAAATTGGAGCATAGGACGATGAGTCCACTGAACCAAAGCCATTGTCGTATGCACCTTCAACTACAAAGTAACCACCGTTTTCAAGAAGGTTGTTTGCAGCTGTTGCGTTCAAGTTCCACGACATGTTAAACGACATATACATTTCTGCATAAGACGTATTACCAATCATAGCTGGTTGGTTTGTAACTGCAGTAACTTCTTGTCCAGTAATGAAGTTTGCAAACGACGAGTTGTCTTGCTTGCTCTGCAAGAAACCCATGACGTTCTTTGTGTCAGATGCAGATCCAGTGGATGTACCAGCTGCACCATTTGCTAGGCCTAGTGTTGCTCCAGAGTTTGCTACATCTCCAGTTGGTGATGTAGGCGTCACTGCCAACAAGTTAGCTGCAGCCGTTACAGATGTGAACGTAAAGTTCGATAGTTTAAAATCTCTTGCCATAATTTACTCCTTAATCTGTGACCTGGATATTCAGGCGACCAATGGCGCGAGTATGAGGAATCCACAAGCCAACGCCCCAGTCGAACAGGATGTTGTGCATAAAGCCGTTTTCCTGACTCAGACCAAGGTTTTTAGGCTTGAATGGCTCAGACTGCCAACCAGTGACATAACCAGTACCGTAACGTACAGCGAAGATGGAAGTAGCCTTACTAGCATCAAGGTTAGCACCACTAAGGGTCTGAACGTTGCTGATGACTGGGGTAACGCCATCTGACTTACGACCAACAGTACGAACCGTAGCGTTCTTGTACTTTTCGACTGGGCGATCGTAGCTGTCCTGAGTGATATCAAAACCAGCACCAATACCCATCACGCGGATGGCCATTTCAAACTGGCGCTTTGCAGCTTCAGAACAGTACAAAACGACGCCATCACCATCTGGGCTGTTCATGTTGTCAAACAACGTTTGAAGATCAGCGATAAGGCGGTTTGCAGCCTGTACACCAAACGGAATGGATCCAGACTTTGCGGATGTACGGAACAGGTTAGTTGCCGAAATATCCTGCGAAGAAACGATCATTTCAGATGGAATATCATAGTCTGCGTTATTTTGAAGACGATAAGAAAGACCAGGGAAACAGTCAGGGGAGTTGCCAACAACAGACGACGTCGGATCATTATTGATCAGCTTGTCGTTGAAGTCGTAGGCAAAGCCTTCGAGGAACATCTGAATCTGGGATTCTACTGGATCAACAATAGCATTTGGCTGCTCAAGGATACGGCGGTCTACCGTGATCTTGTTGCGCAGAATGTACAGCTGCTCTTCGTAGGACTTAGGCTTGGTCTTAAAGGTCTGTGGTTCAGTGTTGAGAGGAGTCCAGTTAGGAAGTGGAATGTTCTCGTTCGTGAAACGCATACCCGTCTGACGAAGGGATGGATTGGTTGATAGAGGAATGTCCTTGACGGCATTCCAGGTTTTATGCAGACTCTTAGTGATTTCTTTGACAAGAGGGTCGTTAGAAATCGCAGCGTAGTCTGCAAGTGTAAGGGCACCATTAAAATCTACTGCCATTGTTTTTCACCTACAAATTATTTGGATTACGAGTAATACCGAGAAGTTGCGAAAGTGTAGACATCGACCCTTGACGTGGTGCCTGTGGTGCTCTGCCAGCAGACTGTCCACCACCCATAGGAGTTGGTGACTGAGCTTGCAACCGTCCGGTAAGTTCTGGGACTAGTTGTTGCGCAAGAGCTTTCACTTGGTTGTGAACAAACTCCGCAGCTACAGTTGGAGACAAACCTTGTTGAACAAGACTTGTCACAAGATCAGGCGCTCTGGATGCAAACTTGTACTGGGACATTGCTTCGTTCAATTCTTGAGCAACCATGTACTCCTGAATCTGTCCGAGTTGTCGTTCATACTTTAACCTAGTTAACTCAGCTTCCTGCTGTGCATATGCACTTTGGGGATCTAAGATATTGGCTGATTGCAGATTTTCATATCGTTGTCGAATTTCAGATTCTTCGGCTTCTTGCTGTTGCTGAAGTAAAGCTTGTTGAATATCGGCAGCGCTGTTAAATCCCAGGTGCTTGAACTCGTCAATGACACCCCGCCATGCTTCCAGCTCTCCGCTTGTCTGTTCAGCTTGCTTGGCGCGTTCATTGACCTCGCGAAAGCGCTCGTATGGTACAGCGCCTGGTGAATCACCAAGCAATGATTCCAATAACGAATCACTATCAGCAACTTGCGTACTTGTATCAGCATTTAACGCCCTGTCTGCTGTCAATTCAGGAACGGCGTCTTCCTGAATGAAGTTTGCAAATGCTTCGCGCAACCCGCTGTCCGTCGCCCCCGCTGGTGAATCGGGAGTTGGCATCACCATCTCGTCAGACATCTAGTTATCCTCAATCTACCACATAATTAAAATTTATATACATCAAGCCTGTGGTTGAGCTTGCTGATTTTGTTGCGGATTAATACCTTGCATCAGCATTTGCTGTCTCAAATCCGCAATCTTTTGGGCTGCGTAATCGTCCTGTTTAGCACGACTTGCAGCCTCTGTTTTTGCATCGTTCTCACGAATCTTCATCTCAGAACGCATCTGCTCAGCTTCAGGATCAAATGCAGGTTGCTTAGGAGCTTGTTGAGCTTCCATTTGCTGCTGTTGCATCTCCATCATCATTTGCTGCTGTTCTTGTTGCTTTGCCTGTTGATTAGCCAGGTGCTCTAGAATAGTGCCTGTTTCTGGCAACTGAAGCATACGTACAACCAGCGCGTTTGTTTCTGGATCTGCTGGATCACCGAACAATCCCATCTGCCGTAGAATCGAAATCTTCTGTATCTTTTGATCTGGGCTGTCTTCTTGCGTACTTCCTGGAACATACACAACACGATATTGACCACCATCACGGATTGCATCAAACGTAATCACACCCTGTTGAGCAGCAGCTCTTGGATTCATTTGATCATCAACCGAACCAATGAATGGAGCTGCAGCAAATTGTTCTACAAGTGCAATCTCCCATTCTTTGATCTTGGCTGCACTTATTTCAATATCAGCTCTGATAAATGAGTGCTGTGTGTTATCTGCACGTTGTAGGAGTCTTACGGATTCAGCTGGCGTTCCTGCTTGTGCCATACCTTGACTAACATCGTGCAAACCCGCAATGTCTGCCATATCTTTTTCAAGTACTTGAAGGAATGGGAAAAGGTCAGCGCTAATGCCAGGAGCACGCATAATTTGAGGAGGACGGCTACCAGTGTCGTGATAAACCTTTCGATAAATACGGTTCTTGTCATTGATATCATCACCAGTGACATTAAAAGCATCTGCACCAATACGAGCACGTCGTTCTACAACGACGTAATCTTTATTCTTTTCCATCTGTTCAACGGCACGTGAGTAAACTCGGTTATACGTAAGTTGGAGATGGGTTAGGTCAAACCCTAAGCTGTGCCCGTATGGAGTGCCGGATCTAGGCTGCCATCGAAGAGGGATAAATGGGAATTCATCACGCTTTTCATAAGGCCATATACCAGCATAAAGAAGCTGATCATCCGATGTAACGATGTAACGACCTTTAGGATATTGGGATGTTGGTTTTTCCCAGTACTCATAAACAACGGCAGCCATACGGCGATGATCTGCAGCATTTAGCCTAGCTGACGTTGGTTGAGTCCATGCTTGACCAGCACCATTAGCACCTTCAAGGTATGCATCAACGTATCCAGCCGACTGACCTGTCAATGCATTAGCTTTGACTTTCTTTCCAGCTTCACCATAGTTATCTACAAACCAACCAAGTGGTTTAATACTTGCATGTATCATCCACCTAATGTGGTGATCAGTCTGTGCATGAGGATCAATGTAAATATTGAAACAAGGAATGATTTCTTCTTCGACATCACCCATTGGCACTTTGTCATAACCAGTTATCTGGCCGTTCATATCGAAATACGGCATTACTTGTTCAGACTTGGCGTTCCAGTAGACTTTTACAAAAGATGTCCCAGTCACACATGCCCAGCGAACACGTTCTTTTAATTGTGTTTCACGATTAAATTTTCGCGTGAAGTGCCCACAAATAAAGTTTGCTTCGTCAGATGCTGCTTGGTCTCGTTCGTTAAATGACAACGGAACTGCTCGTGCATCTGGCCCAACCTGCGTCAATTTACCAACGACACCATCAATCAAAGGTCTCATCTTATTGATAGTTATGTACCGATTTGGCTCTTTATCGTCCTGTAGTGACGCCAGATTCCTAGCAGCTGAATTTATTCGATACCATTGGCGTCCCTCGAAGAAGGCAAGTGCTTGCATCCATTCAAGTTCCATTTCGTATCGAGTGCGATACGACGCATCAAACTGCTCTTTGACAAATTTAGTAATGTCCTTGGCTTCGTCACTATCTTCGTCAGGAGATACTTTCCAATCCTGCTTCTCGTGATCTATGCCTAGTTTCTTTAGATCGTTGAGGAGTAGGCTTTCAATATCGAAACTGCCAGGCGTGCCCTTATTATCTGGCGTATTCATAGCCATAACTCTTGGTTGCTTTGCGCCACCCATCAGTTGTCCTAGTAAGTCTTGAATCGCCATCAAAGGTACCTATCTTCCTGGCTCATGGTGCGTAACATCCAAGGATTGCCAACAAGTTGTCTTAGTAACAAGTATACGCTAACACAGGTGTACGCAATAATGGCACTGAATACACAAAGTGCACCTAGTAAAGCAGTCATCATAAAAAGTTATCCGTAATAGGCGGACGAAGCCACGAAGGCGCGTACTTCATTTTTTCTACTACCTCTTCACACTTTGCTGGATACTCGCGCCACATAACGCCATATCTAAACGAGTCGAGTGCGTGGTCGCTTTTTGTACCATTGTCAAGTTCTTCTGGATCACGTGGGTCAGCCATTGCTGCTTCTAGTTCACGAATAAGGTTAGGACATCCGTTACGAAGAATGCGCAATCTCGGAATAACAGAACCCTCGTGCATACGAGACGAAGCCAGCCATTCTTTAACTCGTCTCCAACCAGCTTTACGATCTTTGACGGCACGTACTGCCGGCATGCCTTTTTTCCACCAGATCTCAACAGGATACTCACCAATACGTTGTGCAGGGTTTTCCGGCGGGAATGTGTTACCCCAGTCAAATGCAATTGCTTCAAGCTTAGTACGCCATGTCTCCTGTCGCTTATCTGATTGTATTGGTTCAGCTAACTTCATTGTCTCCAGTAGTTCGAGAGCAGCATCAGCTTGCTGACTTGAGACCATTCCATTTTTATAAATTTCTGCAAGAACGTAAACATTTTCTACATCATCACTCGCGTAAATCATAAACGAAGCTGGACTATTAGTTCCAAAGTCATGAGATGCCCAGAATCTCCACCACGGCTTGACATCAATAGTGTCAACTACGTGCCATGGTTGACCCTTTTCGTCATGCTGTTTAAACTCTGGGAAGAATCTTCCACCAACGCCAACGTCATGCTGACACTCACGAAGGAATGAGATAAGTCCGTAGTCATCAATTTCACGCTGGCAGACCTCTAAGTTTTTATGAGACCAACTAGGTGTACCGCCTGTAATCTTATAACCCATACGGCCATCTTCTTTTTCAACTGGCTCATATCTCAAATCAATAATTGCAGGGACAATAGGTGACTGGATTCTGTTCTGCAACATATCAAGCTCACCACTGAGAACTTGAGCCATTACAGAGTTTGCGTGGATCTTGTTTTGAACAAACGCAATCGCGCAGTCGTTTGACTTTGCTGGCAAAATAGTTTGTGTTATCGTAGCAATCTTTTTATCAACCCTGTTAACTGAGTCGTCAAGTTCGTCAATATCGTCGAGAATAATAAAGTCAGGCCTAAGATGATCCAGTTTAACACCACGAGCGCCAGTATCAAGACCGAAAGCCAATACGTTAAAACCATTAGCAGTGCGAAGCTTGCTTGCATTCCATCCCTTAGAAAAGCCATAACGGTTCATAGCCCTTTCAATGCCACATCGCTCCATAGTGGTTGCGATATCTGACACGTGCCTATCAGCAGCTTCTTGTGTAGCACATACATACACAAGAAACCGCCTTGTACCCTTAACGGCGATTCTAGACGTTATAAGTTCCATTGTGGTACTTTTCCCACCACCACGAAACCAGCACTCAATTAGGGCACGTGGAGGCGTACCAGGCACTATGCCTTCTGCCCACTCCCACGCACGCTCGTGATGAGCACCAAGGTCTGACGACGCTGCATGTGGAGCGTATGTACGCAGCCACTTTTTATAATCTAGTTCAGCTCCGCTAATTTGATATGCCCTCCCCGAGTTGTAGTCGCCTGTTTCAATAACTTCTTTTAAACGTGCATCCATCGCCTCAAGCAGTGCATGCGATAAAGGTTTGTCTGGCCTTGTAAATTGCTTAAATCGACGAGGTGTGAGCTTGTCATGATCACGCTGATTCATTTATGATCTCCGCGTCTTGTATGTCATCTGCGTCATCACCCTTGTACAACTTCAACATCTTTTGCACGCCGGTTCGAATAGCAATCAACTCATCACCATTACGTACATTGTCTTTGACGATCTCAAGTAACTGCATAGCAAATGAAAAAGCTTGATCAACCTCGAGGGTATATGCCTTCGCATGCATCATGCGTTGCTCAGCCTCAACTATCTCGACACGTCGATCAATTAATTCCATGACATCTCTGCTGGCTGCAAATTGATCAAGTGTCTCGTTTAATACGTCGCCAATCTGTTCAAAGGCATCAATAAAGTCAGATGAACCTAATTTACTATGAGCAAGTTGGTAGGCTGCTTGTACTTTCTTGTACTGCTCAATGCCTACGCCTTCTCCAGCAGCTTCAGCACGCTTGTCCATGATCGCAGTAATGAATGCTGCGTCATCTTTCAAACTAAATAGGTCTGGGTCGTTACGTAATTCGTCTATTTGAGTAAGTAGTTCTTTACCTACTTTACTAAACCGCTTGTAACCTACGGAGTTCAACCCAGTAATAAAGTTTGGATGAGCTGGGCCAATTAGTGTCTTGCCACCATGAAATCTACAGTAGTTTCGCCCAGAAAGGGCGATGCTATTACAAGGTCTACCCTCTTCTGAATTATAGGTACTTATTCCTCGACATAGTTTTACTTGCTTACCATTGGTAACTCGATATCTGTCATCGCCAATTTCAACAATCTCAGCCATGCCAACATAATACCAACTTACTTACTAGGTTTTTGGCAATCTTAATGTATTTGGAATGGACGCACCACGTTTAGGGGTACTCTGTCCAGCACCTCTAATGAAATCACCTGGGTTGTACAGTTGTCCTGATTTACGAATAGTCGCAAAGTCTTTTGAAACATCTGCCGTAGTGCCACCAGCTGCTCGACGTTTTTTAGCTACTTCCATCAATGCAGCTAAACGATCTTTAGCAATCTGTTGTACTTGATCCCAATCATCATCATTACGTTCTTCAAGTTGAGGTTTGTAATAATGTGGATCATACCCATCAGTATTGGTTCGAAATGTTTGCCCAAAACCCCTTTGCCTAGGAACCATTGGCAACCCATGTTCAATCATATTCTGACGAGCCATTTGCTCGGCATACGGATAGGCCATCATGGCTGCATCGATGTATGGATTAATTTTGATAAGCCCTTTTACCATCGGGCCTGTACGACCCGATAACAATATCTTTAAGAACTGCTTGTCAATTGGATCCATTTTATCTCATCAACTTTACGTTCTTTTCCGCGTAGGCCTTATATACTGGGCCTTTCTTAGACATGCGATCTAGTACGTAACTACGAGCATCATCTGTTGTATAACCTTCTTTCGCAAGAAGATTATTTGCTTCGCTTACAATCCTTGAATATTCAGCTTGCATTGCTCGTTCGTCTACAGCAGCCGTATTAGTGTTTCCAGCGCCTGGTTTAGCATCAGGCTTCTTGCCAGTTTTGTTTTGCTCAATACGCTGTGAATTCAATTCACCTGCTATATCTAAACCTTTTGGCGCTAATGCCGTAAGTGCGGTAACAACACCAAAATTCAAAGCCCTTTTGCCAAGAGATGGTGTCTTTATAGCATCACCAGGCTTCCTAAACGGCGAGTTGAATAATGGTTTATTTGCACGCGCAAAGATGTCATCTTTAGCCATGCTTTGCAATTTGGCAGCGTAAGCATTTGCCTGATACCTAGTCTTTGGTGTAACACCTACTTCGCGACGAACTTTTTGCTGTTGCGCCCTGGTCGGTGTTACTTTGTTTTTAGAAACTTCAGGTGCTGGTGCACTTGAACCTGCAACACGACTACCAAGACCTAAATTGGTAACTGCATTTTGTACACCGGCAGGTAGTTTTGGCCGTCGTTTTCCAAATTCTTTTAGAGCGTCAAAAGCGCCTTTACTTTCACGACGAGCTAGATCCTCCGCTTGTACTTTCTGAGCACGTTGTTTCAAACCTTTAAGCCCAGCGACGTCTTCCTTTAATCGTTGTTGAGTACGTGCAGCTCTAGCTGGACTTGTTAAACCTTCTTTACGACCAGTGACTGGATCATATGCTGGACTTAAACTTTTTCGATTGTTTGGCATTGGGTCAAACAATCTACGTGCTTGATTCTGTTCTCGAATAACACGCGAACCAACCGCTTGTTTACGAATTTCGTTCCCAAGGACAGTGGCACCACCCAACACACCTAGCTTAACGCCAGGGTTGTCGATAATCCGTTGAACGAGTGACTTCTCTTTACTATCCTTGGGCATACTTCACCTACTCCGCGTTTCGATAAGGAGACATACGAGTCGCCGGATTCATCATGTTATTGATAGATCGGCCTTGACCAGTCATTGCCCTAGCCTTACCAATGACTTTCTGAGACATCATAGGCATCCTTTTTGGGGGAAGAACTACTTTGATATCTTGCTTAGTCGGTACCTGCTTAACAGCTTTTTCCACGTTTCATCCCCATAGGCATCTTCTTGCCAGAAGCAGCTTTCTTGCCTTTTGTCATCATCTTGGCTTTGGACTCTTCTTTATTTTCCATCCCCATGAGTTGACGCATAGATTTAGCTCCATGCATGGACATCTCACCCTTTGGATACGGCATTCCCTGTGGCATATCAATACTCCTTCTGAATTACGATCTTCCCATTACGAAGATGCTCTTTACGTTCCATTCCCAACAACTGAGACATAGTCGGTTTCTTTTTCAGTCCGTGTTCTTTCATCTCAGCATTCATCAAATTCTTTTTTGTAATCTTGCGACCATGCTCAATTGATTCTATAGCAAGAAGGTTTTTTTTCAGGCTCAAATGATTCATGTGCTTGTTCATTTGATTGATCATTATTTGACCTTCTTAAGGCGTGGATTTGCCTTTTTTGCTGCTGGTGATGAATTGCGAGATGACGCAGCAAGTATTGCTCCGGCACTCTTCATGGATATCCCTTGCTTAGAAGCAATCTTAGATTGGACTGCTTTAAATCCAGGATGTGCTTTTGTTTTCATTTCTTTCCTGCTACAAATCGAAGGTTACCATCTTTACCAACTACCCATCTATTTGCTGATGGTGGTGTAGATCTATTCCTATACGCAGGTACTATGTCGGCTCTCGTACGTTTCATCTCTTGAAAACTTGGTTGCTCGTCCATTACTAGAGCTGCTGCACCTAAAGCCTTACCGCCAATAACACGCCCTGCGTCGCTTGCAATCTTACTCCCAGTTGACTTTGCTGTGTTAGCAATAACGTTACTAGCAACTTTAACTTTACTTGTAGATGCCTTTTTGGCTGCAAACTCTGCATCAAGACTACGTTTGATGGCTGCTTCTGTTTTAGACTGAATCGACCTTTGAGATAATCTATTTTTTACAACATTGACATTGTTGGCATCTCTAGCCGTTACAGCTCTTGACGCAACTGCATTTGATTTTGACTCAATACCTTTTACAGTACTAGGTGGCAACTTAGACTTTGCAGTTTTTAGTTCCGTTTTACTAAGGCCAGCTTTTCTACCGGCATCTCCAAGAAGTCGTGATTGTACTTGACGACTAGTCGGACTAGTTGTACGCACCTCGCCAGTAGCCATGGATTTCTTGTCAACTAAGCGAGCTTCTTTCCTGGTCGTTATCTTCTTTTCATTAGCCATGTTATACTTACCTACTAGCCTTGAATGTCACAATCTTGTCACGATTGTACTATAGGAGGGTGTTGAATGGAAGAACCAAACCGCGATGGTATGTTTTTTGATGGCTATCAATGGCGATCAAAAGATGAAGCAGCAGATACAACATCTCAGAATGCATCTAACAGTCAACTTGACTACGAGTTAAGTCCACGTGAACTAGAGATTCTCAAGTCTATGTCTTCTAAGTTGACAGCCAAACAAATTGCTACAGGCCTTGGGATAAGCCACAGGACTGTCCAGTTCCACATGGACAGCATGTACTGGAAGCTTGGATGTAGTGGAGCAAAAGCACGTGACCAGGCAGTTGCTAAAGGGCGCAAAGTCGGAATCATTAAATAGTAGTACAATGTCACAAAGGAGTGACAACATGCCACAAGATAAATCAATGGGTGGACGATATGAAGTCCGCAACAGTTTTAAAGATCGTTTAGAAGGCGCAGCATATAGCAATAAAGCTAGGGTTGATACAAATAGTAAAGATCCAGAAATGCGTTTTCAAGAGCTTGGCATGGAAGCAAAAAAACTAGCTGCATCTAAGGCAAGTGCTAGGTCAAAATCAAAGCCTAAGCCAGCGCCATCTATGCGTAGTTTGTTGAAGATGAAATAATGGGCGTTACCAAAAAACATCAAAATCCTGCAGGTGGTCTTAACGCAGCGGGTCGTGCGTATTTTAAAAAGACTACCGGTGCTAAACTTAAGCCACCTGCCCCAGATCCTAAAACACCTAAAGACGCAGCTAGACGGAAGTCTTTTTGTGCTCGCATGTCTGGGATGAAGGCAAAGAACACTTCATCCAAGACAGCTAACGATCCAAATAGCCGGATCAATAAGTCACTACGAGCTTGGGACTGCTAGTCCCATCCAGTGTTGATGAACATTGGTGTCATCTCGCCTACGTAAGTATTGAATGTGTTGAACTCTAGGAACTCAATAGCTTCTTCATCAGATAAGCCATCTTGTTCCATGATTGCACGGATACACAGTTCTTTACTGTACACGGCGACACCATCATCTGTTACACCAATGAACGCAGCATCAAGCCCATCAGCAAGTAACGTGTTGTCGCGATCGACAATGTTACAGACCTCTATGATCTTTTCACGTGTAATATTGCGGAACATTATGCGAATGGATCCTCGATGTCGTCTGTCGCGACTGGCGTTCGAGCTGGCTTGGATACTTCGCCTTGCTCGGTTTTCCTGGAATCAAGCGGGTGCGCCTCATCAATAATGATCTCCCAGACCTTCCGCTTGGATCCATCTTGGGCGTCATACGAGCGTACACGGAGGTTACCCATGATTGCGACCATCCGGCCCTTGTTCAAGTAAGTAGCAACAAAGTCGCCAGTCTTACCAAACGCCACACAGTCAAAGAAGTCCGTCTCTTTCTCACGGCCCTTACGATCTACTGCTATACGTACCTTGACAACACTAGTCGCACTTTGCGTATTCATAACTTCAGGATCTGCAACCAAGCGTCCCGTCAAAATAACCTTATTCAGCATCCTTACCTCCTACATGCTTTGCATACCACTGTCCTGTAACTTCATTCTCAATATGCTCTTTCACATAGTTCAACAAGATGTTGTCTTCTGATCCGTGAGCACGAACAAGTTGCATACCAATCAAGTTTCCATGAAGCCACTTACGATCAACCTGCAAGATGTCTGCCATCTTATTGATTGACTCTTCGTACGGCATTCGTTTACCGCTCATCCACATCGAAACGTTGGGTCGATCAACGCCCATCAGCTCGGCAAAATACTTCTGAGTCATACGTTGCTTGTCAAGCAAGTGATGCAAGAACGTACGTGGTGTGTATCCATTACTCATATATCGCCACCTCCTTAATAAGTTAGTGCGTTTATGTTATCACGATACACAAACAAAAACCCCAGCATGTGCCGTGCCGGGGTTCCATTTGGTTAGTTGTTAGTTATTTTCGAACGATCTAAATATACCCTAGAAATCGAGTTTTATAAACCCACCTTTAGGGCCTAATTCAGACCAGTTTCTGACCTTCGGGTAGTATCCGTCGCCATCACGATCTACAAACTCAGAATCGTCCAATTCTGGGCTTGTGTTGCCCTCTATTGTATGCACTCCCCAGTCGCCAATCTTATCAATTACACCCATGTGTGCATGGCGCCCCATCTGCGGAAAGTGAAAGCATACAATATCTCCTTCGCGGAGAAGTTCAGGGTTTTCTTTTGCCTGAGATACGCTTATCCAGTTACCAGTACGGTATGCCCAAGCTACGTAGTCTGGCGTGTATCCAGTACGTGGCATAGTCACATCGTAGGTAAACCCTAGATCTCGCGCTGCTTGTCGGAGTCTGAATCTAACAACAGCCACACACCAGGGAGCGCCGGGTGGGAGAGCTGGAACACAGCTAGCCAAATAAGATTCAACTGATTTTCCACGATTCTCTCCGCCTTCTTCAGTTACTCCAATGTTCAAACGGGAATTTTGGATCGCCTTGATCGCAATCGGCCTCTTGCTTGCTCTTGTCATTGTCAATATCCTTATACTTGTTATGCAGTTTCACTAGCTCCACAACCATACCGCATAGGGTTTTGTTCTTAGATATAGCGTACACCAAATACCAGATAGCTTTTAGAAGGTCGGATTGACGTGTGTTACCGTCCTTATTTCCCCTGCGATAAAGATACTTGAGTGTACTGAACTCATATCGATCTAGTCCCCAAGCATCAGCTACATCAACCGGCTGCATGTCGCGAGCGCAACTGTAATGGCTATTAAGATCCTGTGCTTCCGAATCCTTTGTTTCCACGCTCCGTATCCTCCATGAATAAATCACCTGTCACCACCTCGGTTAGTTCTACATCTGGCAGCTTATTGATCACCATCTGTGCAATCCGTGCCCCTGGTTCGACCCAGAATAGGTCACCACCGCCGTTATAGAGGATAACGCACACTTCCCCCTGATAGTCAGAATCAATCGTTCCTGGGCTATTTAACACCATCACGCCATTCTTTGCAGCTAGTCCGCTTCTACTTCGGATCTGTGCTTCATAACCACTGGGGATATCAATACGAATGCCAGTTCTAACAATAGCATGCTTTCCTGGATGGATAGGAATGCGTTCAGCAGTTCCGTTTGCGAGATCATAACCAGCTGATCCATGTGTCTGTCTAGCCAACTTCTGCGCTCTTGAACGCTCGCGCATGCGTGTGTATGTAATTACTTGTGTCATATGCCTATCTGTATTTTGCAGTCTTAGCTGCTATTGATTTTGGCTGAGCAACAAACTGTTTGCCAGCCTTGTTACCAGCAGCCTTTGCTTTGTTTGTAGCAGCTTTTTCTCCTGGAGATAAACCACTCCAAGCTTTAGCTGGAAGATAACGTTTCTTACCTTCACTTGGTGTACCGTCACTAGTCTTCCATTTTTGTTCTGTCCATTTAGAAAGACTGTTGTCTCTAGGCTTAGGGCCAACGTATCCGCCACCAGATCCTTTGTACTTTTGCGTAGCCAGCTGCGCTTTACGCGCAGACCATTCACCAGGATCTCCACCTTTAGTACCAGCTTTTACACTAGCAACGATGGACTTCCATTTACCCGGATCAGTTTTCTTCGCTGATGACATCGTCGTTACCTCTGCCTGGTAGTCCAGATACTTCTACCCCTGGTAATTTGCTTAATTCCCATAATGCGTAGTACTCATCAAAAGCACTTTCATCTATTGAGTGTACATTTACATCAATAGATACTAACCACTTTTTAAATTTACCGTACTCAAAGTATCCAGCTATATAGTCATAGATGTAGAACGCTAACGACGTAGTCGCCACACCTGCAATAAATGCTTGTAACCAGTTCAATTGTTTACCTCTTTAAATCTCCAACGTATCTGTTACAACTACACATGCACCATTACCTCGTACTGCACCCGGTTTTGATGTTTGTAAATTTAACATAAGCCCACCTTTAGGGAGAGTGGGAGAATCCCACAGGGCAGCGTAAGAATCTTTACGTCCATGTTTAATGAGATTTTCGCTCGTTGTCCCAGAATAAGTATCCATATACGATCCGGTTCTTAACGTAAGAACATCCCTGGTTTGTACTCTATTCTCTGGCTTAAGCACACTCTTGTGAAAAACTACCTTACTGTCACGTCCCGCTTGACGGTGGTGAGTATGCCCACGCCAAATAGCATCAGCACCTTCGATCCACATAGCAGCTCGCGAGAAAGTGATAGCACCTTTGGTTACAGGAGCTGCACCACCTGAACCGTGATGGTAATGGATAATATAATGCCCAACACGACTTGCTTCTGCGTATGGTCGCATCTGTATATGAATGAATCCGTGATATCCACCATACTGAATTTTGCCAGTTCCGCCATTTAGCATGACGACTAGTTGTTTAACAGGCTCTATATGGTGGTACCTGGCAACGCTATCATCATGGTTTCCGTCGCCAATCATAATGATGTCGTCTTTGTATGGCTCTAGTATTTCGTAGGCCCATCTAATGCTCTCACCAAGCATGTCATCTCCGGCAGAGAACATGCGAGGATGCAAATTATTAGCCCGGTATCTTTTACGATCACCGGGCATAATAGCGTCAAAAACATCCCCATTGATAAGGATCTTAGCTCCGCGTTTCTTAGCAGTCGCAAGCTCCTTTTCAATTAAAGCGTAATCAATATGCAGACCACCAATATGGAGGTCACTCATTAAGCATAACAAGACGTCAGCCGTGTCAACGCAATAGTCAATAACTGTCATTGGTTACCTCACACTATTAGTAATCAATGACAGTATACAAACAAAAACCACCGCAAAGGGTGGTCTTTGTCTAATCCAGAACAGGGCTTTCTTTGTGATGCTCACCTCTTGGTGGCGTGTTTATTTTACATTAGACGTGTCTGATTCTGTGTTTAACTTTTTGTATTTTTCCACAACAACTCGAATAGCGTTGTCTCCCCAAGGCACAGTCATTGGTGGGCCAGGTACGTTCATGTCAATCAACATTTGTGACATCTGACGCCGAGTCTTACCTTCTTGATACCAAACCCAGATCATTTCCTGCGCAGCTGGATCAATCTGATCAATCAGTTTGACCATAGGCTTATAGTCACGCTTACGTTGATCACGCTCACATACAGAGCCAACCGTCTTAGCATTCATCAGGCTCATGGGATACGTACACCGTCTCCATCTGGCTCACCAGCCACGTCATACTCGTTCAACTTACGTAGGTATTTCCAAGTAATCTCACCACAGTCTCTATAATATTCAGAGTGACCTGGGCGATAGATCAACCCAAGCAAGTTATTGTCTTCAAAGTGCTGCCCATCACGGTAAACACGTATCAACAATAACTCAGGATCAGCATCAAACAACTCACGGCACTTGCGATTCAACACATCTATATGAGCTGCTTTCTCTTCAAATATCAAAGCAGTCATAATCAACGACGTATCAGTCATCTAATCCACCAAGCTTTCTTCTCTTCTTCATGGAGAAACTTATTGTCACTCATCTTCACTAGCTCGTTAACCACATCCTCAACAGACGTCTGCAAACGAACACCAATACCAAAACTAGACTCAGCAATTTGCATCCTCCTGCGGAAAACCTCCACACGATACTGCATTACAAGCATGTCTGCCAAGATCTGATCATACTCTCTACGTAACCCTTTGTCGCTCATTAATTACCTCCTTGACGCTACGCACGTAGGTATTGTATCGTAACTTAATTGTGGGGTTGGTATTTTCTACGGTGGGAGAAGGAGTAGTTGGAGATGATCTTCTGTAGGGGTGGGGGACAATATATATAAATATAGGTATAGGGGGGATTGCCATGTGGGGGTGGGGAGGGAGGGGAGGGGGAGGGATAGCTGGAGGGGGAGGGGTATATATAAAAAGCATACGCACCATCCGTAGGTACTGCGCATTGTCTTACCCTCACGATCTACACCCCTCACGTAGGTATAGGTATGTGGTTATGGTGGTATGCGTGGTGTATTCCCTATGATTATGTCAAGGGTTGCACGGTGATGTAATCTTTAGACGTTGGAGGTATGCATCGTGCATATCACAAAGTTTGCCTGTATCGGGCATCGTTGCAAGGTGGTGCAATATCCACCACATGACTTCGCTATCCTTTATGTTGAAGGGTACGGTTCAACAGCGTACCGCAACTATTGGACAACGCGTCAAGTTCGCTTGGCTGTGTCAATGGTGGTGTTCAAGGAATCGCTACGACGCTCAGCACAGGCGGTAGCGCCAAGTTGCCCCGAGTGCGGTCGCGGAACCTTTGACGGTCGCGACTGTCATGAGTGCGGATACTTCACGCACTAATCGTAAACCAGAGGGCGGTGACAGCGCCCTCACTTTATGGAAAGGAAAAACAATATGCAAAAACAAAAATCTTTTGGCCGACGGCTCTTTGGATGCGTCATGCTAGTTGCAACAGTTATCTGCATCTGGTCAGGCTATTCTGTTATAGCACCGGTGTTCCTTGGTGCGATAGGCATTTCTGCCTTAATCGACTAATCACAATAGGGGAGCGCAGCTAGACTGCGCGATGATCCTTTTAGTGCACCACACACACCCTCCGCAGGTACAGGTATGTGTTATATGGCCACTCGATTTACATGCCACTCGTAGGTATGTGTCTATAGTTGTGGTGGCATCGGTGCGATATTCCCTATAATTATGTCAAGCGTTGCACATCGATGTAACGTTTAGACGGTGGAGGTATGCATCATGCATACATTAGAATCTCGCATCATGGGGTGCGACACGTTGATACGGTTTGACGGCAACACGGTTGCCGTTGAGCCTGATTCCTGCGAAGGAATCACCGCTACATCGGACATCACGCTAGATGACTTATACCATCTAGTGCGCAACCAAATATGGGCGATGCAGTATCGTCATCGCATATGGTTGCAAACCCGCGTGATTCCATGCGAGGGATGCGGACGTGACAAGAATCACGACACGTCGGCTTGCTCGTGTCCGGGATGCGCGTCATTCCGCGAACCGATGCCGTGCCAGTTTGAATGCCGGTGCGGTAAATAATCGTAGGCTCGGGGCGGTGACAGCGCCCCGTTTGACTTTGGAGGTATGTATGAAACCATTTGACGACTTCCGGGATTTCCACCCGGTACCCGGCGTTTGCACGCCCGGACATTACTTTGCATCACCTGACGGAAAGCGGACGGTGATGCTAACTATCACGAATAGTCGTGATGGAGTGTACGCTTTTGTTGATGTGACAATCAACGGTGAACACACTCGAGTTCACGGCGAAGATGCATATTATGACTGGAAAGGCTCACGACCTTTACCAGGCCATAAAAACGGCTGGTACTAAACCAAAAGGGGGAGCGCAGCTAGACTGCGCGACGATCCCTTGTCAGAGCACACACTCGCCCCGCTGGTACGAGCATGTATAGCAACGTCGCGAACTACATGCAACTCGTAGGTATGTGTGTTTAGTTATGGTGATACTGCTACGGTATTACCTATATAGATGTAGTCAGAGGAGGCTACAACGTATGGTTATAATCCTTGCACTGCTATGCGCAGTGTTCGCTATTCTCGGTGGACTCGCGTTCATCGAAGTTCGCTCCTTGCAGTACAGACTGCAAGAAAAGCAAGGGCATTACGACGAGGCTATTATTGCCTTAGACGTATACCGTGCACGTGTCGAATTGCACAACAAACGTATCGAGTTCTACCGCACCAGCAACAACGTTGCATCTGAGTGTGTGGGCACACTGTCGAAGATGGACACGCTTCATCGTGGACGGATAGCGGAACTTACGAAAGAACTCAATGATTACAAGTTACATGCAAAGGTAGCACAGGAACTCATTGAGCGACAGACGTTTATCCTTGACAAGCGCACCGATGAACTAAAGGTACTACGGTCGCAGTTCAACGAACACGAACTGTTGAAGCAAAAGCACGATGAACTGGTGATTAAACACCAGTTAATCATCGATTCATTGCCTGACTGGGCCGGCGGTGAAGTCATCGACGACGAGGACGAGGACTAAACGGAGGGGCTTCGGCCCCTCCACTTTTCTTGATCAGAGCACATACACGCCCCGCTGGTACATGTATGTTGTGCCACCTCGCGATTTACACCCACCTCGTAAGTATGTGTGTTAGTTATGGTGATACTGCTACGGTATTCCCTATGTTTATGTCAAGCGGTACACATTGATGTATACGTTTAGACATGGAGGCAATAACGATGAGATTCGTTATCGCTATCGCTATCGCGATACTCGGCACTATCCACGGACTCGTTTCCGTTTGCAACGCTATCAATACCGGTACAACATTCTGGTACGTGAGTTTTCTCACAAGCGTCTTCGTAGTCATCTGCGCGTCCGGTTATGTGGAAACAGAGTCCAAACCGTAGTCACGTGCCCTGCTGGTGGGGCGAAACACCAGCAAGGAGTATGTTATGAACAAGCCTAGTATCCCGGTGTTTTCACACCTTTATTACGACTATGGATGCATTGCATCACTGTTACTGACATTCCAATGTCATGACAAAGAATTCAGTGTTGATTGTATCCCAGCACATGCACGTTACTACCAATGCAATGAGCACGGCATTGCTGTGTACGATGATGACTTTAGAATCCTCAAGGTAGCGCCTATGCAGTCCTACTTCTTGCACAGTTATGAAACAGGCATGAAGGTGGAGCGATTCTTCTTGATGCATGTTTACGACAACAATCTGTTGCGTCTTATCCAGCAATCAAAGATGACTCCGCTTGTGACGGAAAACTCAACAGCGATACCACGATATCACTGACACGGAGGGGCTTCGGCCCCTCCACCTTTTGCTGATCAAACCACACACGCGCCCCGCTGGTATGCGTATGATTTAGCTGCCTCACGATTTACACGCCTCACGTAGGTATAGGTGGGTAGTTATGGTGGCGATTGTGCCGTATTGCCTATGATTATGTCAAGCGTTGCACGTTGATGTAACCGCTTAGACACGGAGGTATTCCACGTGGAATACGATTACCTGACGGAGCGCTTTGGCGCCTCCCGTCCTACGTCATATGACCGTTCACACGGCAGTTTTGCGAACGCTGAGCCACACAAAGATTGGTTTGTAGTGCTCGGGCAGAATCGCGACAGTGACGCGCTCGCAAAGTCAAACTTTGAGTGCGCTACCGATATCCTCAAAGCATGGGGAGACAGCGCGTACACCATTCATCGCTTCGGTCACTGGGGCTGCGGATGGTATGAAGTGCTCATTGTAAATAATGAGGATGAAAACGCGTGCGGTGACGCTGAAAGTTTGCTTCGTGCACTCGCTGATTATCCTGTAGTGAACGATGAGCACTACAGCGCCAAACAATGCGAGGAAGGCGAATGCGAGTGCGATTGTTGCCCAAAAGACTGGTGCGATTGCGATTCATGCAAGAAAGCACGCGGTGCTGACGACGACGACGAAGACGGGGATATCACCCTCGACGACGACGACGACGACGACATACCAGTCAAGAACGTGGAGCGCAACCAACCATGTCCTAAGTGTGGGCAACCATGCAAACTGACGTCGCTCCAAGTGCTGGTCGGGTACTCATGCGACCGGTGTATGTACGGGGATAGCAACGACCCCGGGTACTAACACGGAGGGGCTTCGGCCCCTCCTCTTTTGAAAGGATAGAACAATGAAGAATCAAGACCTCAGCCATGAAATATGGCTACACTACGGCGACGACATGCAAGAGGAAGTTATGGAGAATAAACAACCCATAACGGCGCAACGATGCGAAGACATTATCTGGGAAGACTTTGAACCTTCCCTCAATGTAATCAGCGGTGCACTCCACAGCATCTTTGCGAGCGTAATCGTAAACGATGTGGACTGGGACTACATCGCGAGAATGGTTAACCTCTGCCTGGAGGACTGACAACGAGGGGCTTCGGCCCCTCACTTTTTTGATCTGAAGCACACGCACACCTCGCTGGTATGTACATGTTTCTATTGCCCCACGATTTACAAGCCCCTCGTAGGTATATGTATTAGTTATGGTGCTAGTCTTTGTGCATTCCCTATATAGATGTAGTCAAGGAGGCTACAACCATGCAGAAACTTATATCTGAGCAGTACAAGGTTATGACCTTGGGCATGCTCATTGACGCAATCGAGATATGCCTTCCCGCATCTCTCGGCACCGTGTGCCTCAACACGTCTGAGGTATACGACATCTATACCGAGGTGTGCGATGTTACCGTCGATGGCAACCATATGGGAACCATCGTTTCCCTCGAGCATACTATTGAGATGTTCGAGCATGCAGATGTAGCACACGAAATGTGGATGTTGCACAACATCCCGCACAATGACTGGCACCTTGCCATGACAAAACTGCGTGAAGTATGGAAGATGACCGCAGACCCCAACGCATGGTGCGTTCTCGTTACTGGCTAGTGTGAAGGGGCTTCGGCCCCTTCCTTTTTGAATGGAGGAAGACATGACAGAAGCACAGAAGAAGGTATACGATTCCTTCGTAGTATCGGCTAAGGCATGGTTTGAGATGGAGGCTAAGCGCCTTGAATGGACAACCATGAAGAACATCTCTAATCTATGCAAAACATACCTTGCATCGTTTGTAGAGGATGTAGAGGATGGCATCACATGTGTTGATAACAGATTGGTGCTTGAACTTGGCGTCTTTCATGACTGTTCACGCACACCGACAACAGCATGTGATGGGTGTAGTGAGGTAGAAAGCATCTTCTACTGCATCAGCACCGACAGTGACAGCAACGAGCTGTTGCAAGAATGGGAAGCATTGTTCAATGATGACCCATCACCATTCATGCCGGACTGCTTCCGGTGGGATGGGGACAACACAGACCCGGACATGCCGGAGGACGAGGACGAAGACTAAATGAGGGGAGGCGAAAGCCTCCTCTTTTCTGTTTTAACAGACCCCATGCACGCCTCGCTAGTATGCACATGGTTGCAGCAGCTCGTGATTTACAGCGCACTCGTAGGTATGGGTATTAGTTATGGTGGCACGTGTTGCGGATTCTATATAACAGTGTTACTAGGAGGTAACAAAACATGGTTAAGTTTCTTATAGCTCTCGCAGAGCTTTTCTCGTCATTCAGCGCCAAGCTTCACGATATGTCGAACGACATAGAGGAGCCAGAAGCACCTTCCATTGACATCCACGACCACAAGCGCGACATTATTGACATCGTGCAACGCGCTATTAATCGTGGCAACATCGAACTCGGTGATAATAATGTATCTACCGATGACATCGATGGGCTGGAAGATTACGTAATGGGTTGCATTCCAGACCCGGAAGAAGCGATTGGTCGCATACTGCGTTTCCGACAGCTTCGCGACGTTGTTTTAGATTACGCGACAATGTACGGGCATCATCGCGGTATCAGTCTTACTCGCGAAACTGCACTCCTGAACCAGTACATGCTGGATAGGATTACAGCGTGGACGAATGAGCAGACGCATGGCGAGCACGACACGCCTTGTCCTGCTACGCTTAAACTCTCGGACGGGACAACTGTCAGAGAGTTTCGTAATCACTAACACGGTGGGGGCTTCGGCTCCCACCTTTTTTTGTGCTTGGCGCACCTCACGCACGCCCCGCTGGTATGTGCTAGTTATGCCACCTCGTGATCTACACGCCACACGTAGGTATAGGTGTTAGTTATGGTGCTACCGTGCGCGGATTCTATATTATGTTGGAGGTAAACAGTATGAAACTGGTTACAAAGAACGGCACCAATGCCGTGAACACCGTGCTTGCTTGGGTAGGCACATCCCCCATCGACGGCGAAACCATCGGTTTGTTTGTTACGGGTCTCAAAAAGACTAACACGCCAAACACAAAGACCGATGACATGGTGCAGACATATATCCTGCGCCTTGACATGCATCCCCAAGAAGCGCTCAAGCTTGGCATGGATGCAACCATCTGCGGGGATTGTCCACACCGGTACCAAATGCGTACCCGCGTCCGTCGCACCAAACGCGGACAATTGAAGGTAGAAACCAAGCGTGTGCGCACGTGCTACGTTCGCGTTTCCAACGCGCCGGGTAGCATCTTCGGTGCCTTCATGCGTGGTAACGTCCCAACGGTCTCCCTTGACGTTGTCAATGCAATGGTATTGCGTGCCGATAAACCGGTGCGCATGGGCGCCTATGGTGATCCTGCCATGGTTCCTGCCGATGTGTGGGATGCTATCCTTCACAAGGTATCCGCATGGACGGGATACACGCACCAATGGCGTCAAGCTTGGTCGCATGGTCTTATTGGACGCGTTATGGCGTCATGCGACAATGCGCAGGATAAGGCGGACGCTATCGCGATGGGATGGCAGGGTACATTTACCGTGCTACCGCATGATGACTTTGAGACGCATTTCAAGTCGTTGCGTGGTACGCGTTCATGTCCATCCGATCCACGCTTCAAGGACATAATGGACTTGGTTCCATGTGCGTCCTGCAAGGCGTGTATGGGAACGCAACACCGCGCTATCCGGTCGCACGGTAGCACAGGGTTGTGGGTCACACTCAACACAGTGTGATCCAACGGGCGGGGGCTTCGGCCTCCGCCCAAACGCCTTTTTGGCACCCCACGCACGCCCCGCTGGTAATGCATGGATGTAGGGTTATCGATTACTAACGATCTTACACACACACGTAGGTATGTGACTATAGTTGTGGTCTGGGCGCTACGGTGTTGCATATCAGGGGGAGGGTGCAGAATCTGCGGGGTTACCCCTGCGTTTTCTGCGGGGTAGGGGTGCAGAATCTGCGGGGTACCCAAAAGGGGAGGGTGCAGAATCTGCGGGGTAGGTAGTTGGTAAGTATTGTTAATGTAGGACTGCTGGAGAGGCAAGCCCATCCAGACAAACAAAACCAGCCTATGCCGTCCTTAAATTCCCTCAAAAAGCGCCTTTTGCCTAGTCACTGGGCGTTATCTCGTCGATCGTTGCGTTGTCCTGTGTATGGTCAACGTGGAAGCGCACAGGATGTATTGTGCGTATAGTTTCCCTTGAGGAGTATTAGCAATGGCTAACAGTGTAGAGAGTGTTGTCCGTTTGTACGGGTCTGTGTCATCAATCTCGTTGTTCGAGAAGGTTCACATGAATGAAGCGAAGGACGATGTGTTGTTCGAGCGCTTCCTTGGTGAGGGTGAGTCATCGTGTGGTGCTTATGTTTGTGACGCTTGCTACCGTGAGGGTGCGGATGCTCAGCCATACGAGGCGTCCTTGTACCTGTACATCGATTCTCGATGGGGTGAGCCTATGGATTGGTTCCGCAAGATCGTTGCGCTTCATCATGACCTCACGTTTGAGATCTCGTGGAGTTCAGCTGAGAGTTTGTTTGTAGGATCCCTTGATGGTGTTGACGGTCTCGTGACCAAGGAAGAGCATCGCTCAGACCGTGAGTTGACTGTGAACGACCTGTTCATCATGGGCATTGGTGACTGTGAGGCGTGTGAATGCCCAAGCGTAGAGGTTTTGTTTGGTGAGGAGTGTCCTACTTGCGCTGAGCGTGAGTTGGAGGGAGGTAAGTGATGAAGAACGTAGACCTTTCCGGCTGTGCATCACAGTACGCGATTATAAACATCAAGACGGGTGGCTGTATATCGTTCCACAGCTTTGACATTGCTGAGGCGGTTGCAGAGGCGGAAGCATGTGTCAGTCCATGCGTCATCATTGACATGGAAACCATGCAGATCATTGACGTGTTTGGTGATGGGGGACGTTTGGTTATCGGCGCCGGTGGCGTTCTTGTTCGTGAGACGGAGGTAAGTGATGTTGAATAGGATTGTTGGCAATAGCGTATCGGACGCTATCGTAGCGAAGATTCAGTCGATGCAGTTGTCATCGTCTGTTGTTTCCCGGATTGCTTGGGAGCATGTCCACGGTTACGAGCTGTGCAAGGCGCTCCTGCCCTTGTGTGAGAAGCACGGGCTTGTGCTTATGCTCTCGGACGGTGAAGACAAGTACACGATCAGCACACCGACTGACATCATTCCTGTGATGAACCAGTGCGACGAAGAGTACCTGTGCATCACGGATGGTGAGGTAAACGAAGAGGACGAAGGTGAGACAACATACGTATCTGTGTTGCTCATTTATGGCAACAACGCGGATGACCCTGAGACAGGACGCGGAGAGATGGTCGCTGACTGGTCTGGCTGTGCTGACTGGTACGAGATCTTCGACCCAGTGCTGGATGCGTTCATCGACAATCGTGAGGTAGAGGTAGAGGAGGTAGCAGAATGACAGTACGTGATTTTTACAACATGGTGTTGCGTGATGTGACCAACCTTGATGGCAAGGTAACGCTGACGGTGCATTGCCCCTACGGGGGCAATAGCCTCCCTGTTGAGATTAACACCATCTCATTCAACAATGACCAGTCAGAGGTCTTCTTCAACCTGTCTCCAGCAGACGGTGTTGAGTTTGAGGTCTGTGACATACAAGAAGAGGAAGACGACGACGAGCCAGACTTTGGCAAGTGTGGCAAGTGTGGCGAGTGGGTTCACTTCCCTTGCTCTAACTGCATTGCACGTGAATTGGAGAGAGGTAGATAACGATGACATTTGAAGAGATGATGGCAAGACTGCGCCCACATGCACCAATTTTGGTACAGCTCCTGACTGCAATGCACGATCGCCCAGACGTGGCTCAGCTTGACGATTGGGTCTACTGCTGTAGTGAGACGTACGCAACGCTTGGCACACTCCTGTCTGAGTTGCACCCTGCATACGATGGGTTGGAGATTCCAACCCTGACGCCAACCCTTGACGGACACAACGCCTTCGAGGAGTTTGTCATCCGGGTCTGGGACGCCATTGCACGTTACAACAGCGCATTCGACGGACACAAGTACGACATCGACGAACTGGCAGACATCCTCTTCATGAATATCATGTGTGAACGCGCACCAGACGAGTACGAATGTCGCGATGAACCAGCGACAGATGACACTGGTGGAGGAAGGTATTGATATGAGAGTGGACATCACCGTATGGGACGAGATCGGGTGGCGCTTGCCACCTGACCTTATCGCTGAAGACTGCCTTGAGAGCGACGAGAGCGCACAACACGTGGCGTTTGAGTTGATTCAGGTGGAGGCGCTGGTGCAGATCTGCAAGGACGCTGACGCCAACAGGATCCCCGTGCCAGACTTCTCTGTTGAGTTCAACAACAGTGTCTCCGAGTACATTCTCGCGAACGACCTTGAAGCCGACACAATCGACGACTTCTACTTGACTGTTCACAAGTGGGCTACCAGCGTCAATGAGAGCATCCAGGCACAAGCAGAGCAACAGCTCGAAGATCGCGAATCAGGCGATTACTGGAGAGAGTAAATTTATTATCGCCACATGTCACATCCTGTGCCTCGTGGGCGATAATATTAGTGTAGTTGTTCGAGTGCCCTGCTGGTGGGGCGAATCACCAGCATGGAGGATATCACTATGGTCAGATTGACCGATGCACACGCAGAAGCCCTTGCCCTTGTTGGGACAGGCACACTCACCCGCACACAAGTGGAGAGCATCCTTGAGGTCTTCACCCATCGCTCACACATCTCTCACATCCCGTTCTACTTCAGTGAAGGCGCTCTGTCAGACGCATGCTTCACCGTTTACGCTTACACGGGGAAGCAGTATCTCAAGCTTGCAAGCGTCTCTGCTTCGTGCGACACCGATATCGAGCCAATCGTTCGCATGTTCATCCACAGTGAGACGTGGAGCGACCTTGAAGTCGAGCTTGTTGAAGGACACGATCACTGGGACTACCAGCTATCCTTCAAGGACAACACCAACAACGTGTTTGGTGGGTTCTTCTTCGCTCTCAGCCGGATCCCGCTCAAGATCATCGACTAAACACTCAGCCCTCCTGCCTCGGCAGGGGGGCATTTTTGCAAACCACACGCAGGGCACGCAGGTACACCCACTAGACTGGAGAGATTATGTCACTCATCGAATTCATTGCCGGATGCATAGGCATCCCTATGGTTGCTTTTGGCTTGGTTTTGGCACCACTACTTCTCATTGCGATGGTACTCTCACCATTGATGCCTTTTCTTGAGCTTTTCTGCGCTCTCAACGACAAGCGCATCAGGAAGGGATGATTATGAGCAAGGAAACATACATCGTACGCGAGCTGCTCAACCGTTGGGGCAGGGAAGCAGACCCAGAGCTTCAAGATAACTGGCACAACGTCCGCTACAACATTTGGCAGCATAGAGATGGTGCCACAATGGTTACACTTCAATGGGCAGCACTAAAGCTTGACATTGCAACATTCAAATTGCCTGAGACAACTGATCAAGATCCAACAACAGATCAAATGCTCGTATTCAATAAGCCTGGACGACATCCGATGTTCGTAGCACAGAGCAAATACAAGGAAGGAGACTTAGTAACCGTACCTGAAGTCGTTGATGCGTTTCTCGCACACGAATGGACGCCACACTGGATGTGCCAGACGTGTAGGAAACGGATCCAGAGAAAGCTGTTCCCATAATGAAGTTCTACAGAGTGCAAGTGACCGGCAAAGCAAACAGATGGGAGTGGACTCTTAACTACGAACATGCCAAGTCTGTTGCACTTGAATGGGCAAAAGCAACCACACTCAATCGAGACACAAACACGATCGCTGTTGACCTAGTCAACTTCAGCTACAGAAAGTATGCCGACATCATAGACATACTCAATGGCATAAGACCCATGCAACGCGTCTACATGATCGCTATAGACGAAGGCATCGTGAAGTCCGAAACAGAATGGAAGGCAAGACATCGTAAACATTACGACCCTGTAAACACAAGCGCACACCCAACACACAAACACGCTGATTGGATACAGACCATACATAAGATACCGGAATACCAAGCGATCATCAGATCAGCACCAGACCCTAAGTCATGCATGCTGGCCCTCAAAATCGCCAAGATCGACGTTAGCTTATCTGGGTACCCGATTAATCCATCCGTTGTACGTTATTGTTGGGATTGGGTTAACTGCAAAAGCAGATCGTGATAGACTTCTCCTGTACGGAGAAACGAAGACGGGCTACCCGTGACAGAGGTAGCCCGTTGAGCTAGAGGAGGTAGGACAAAACATTCGCTCACTGTGAGTATACATCATGGCGAGTACAGAATCACAATTTCAAACACTTGTTCGAAACACGCTGGGTTTTCTTGGATATACCGTGATGGAGACAGGGAAGGCACGCCGTAAGGTTCAATGCCCACGCTGTAAGAATCTACACTATCCAACCGGATGGCAAGGTAACTCCCTTGGATGCCCAGACTTATACGTTCATTGTCAACACTGGCAACTGCCAGTAGCACTCGGCATCGAGCTTAAAACCAAGACAGGCACTGTTCGTAAAGAACAAAAATGCATGGCAGATCAAAACATGACCATCATTTGTCGCACCTTGGAACAAGTTCTGGATGCGCTGCTTAAATACGAACGCATCTACGGATGCCCTAAACAGGTTGAAAGACTGGAGAAGTTTATTGAACGCAACACCTTTGGAAGTTGATTGGTTTTTTACTGTTGACCACGACCCTCGTGGCATGTGCTATGTCGCTGAAGGCGAAGACGGAAGCACACTTATTGCCGGTACAGGACAACACGATTGCGTGTTTGTAGCTGACACGCCTGAGCTGCTCTTGCAGCTGGTCGAAAAAATCCGTGGATTCTCAGATGAAAGCATCATTGCTCGTCCCATCACTTGGTCAAGCCTTGGACAATGCTTCCGCATGATTGTGTATCGCAACAAGATGCGCTTGTTGATGGGCGGTAAAGGATGGATTGCTTCGTCACTGACATACACTCCATCGACGAAGTCGAAGCTCATCTGTGACCCACAGACAACAGTCGTAACAGCTGAGTATAAAGGCGAATGGATCACGCACGACCAAGCCATTATCGTTGGCACGTCACTCGAAGATTTGTTCACCAACCTGTCTAGATGCGAAGTCAACGTCGATACATACAAGGACATGGACAATCTCAAATTTGTCGTGTACCCACTACTTAAGTTTGCAGATGGTGGAACTGTGTATTACCATGGCGTTACGCACAACGTTCAAGAAGCCCTCATGAATAACTATGGCTTTGTGACCGAGGTGCTCGGAGGCGATGAAGAAGACAAGCTCATCGCCAAATTGGAGGAGGAACCAAATGAAGATTGAAGACCACTTGGTCAAAATGAAAGGGGGCAAGCTTTATGCCCCCGTGTACGTCAGGATTGCACTATTCCGTGAAGACCATCCCGTTGCTGACGGGTGGGGAATCAACGCTGAAGTCATCAACACAGATGAGTCATCCTGCTTGGCACGTGCTGAGATTGTTGACCCACAAGGACGCGTTGTATCTACAGGTCACAAACGTGAGCACAAAGCACACTTCCCAGACTTTGAAGAAAAGGCATTGACCGGTGCTGTTGGACGCGCACTACTCATGGCCGGGTACGGCACACAATACGCGCTTGACGAACTGGATGAGGGTGAACGCATCGTTGACGCACCAATCCCAGGCACCATGCAGATGAACGCTACACCAACTGTCACGAAGTCTGATCCACAGGTTGAGTACAAGCTTGCTGCAACCAACTTCATGAACGAATGCAAGCGTATCCTCGGCCCGGACATCGTGCCAGCTGACGCTAAGTCTGTGTACGCTCGGATGTTTGGCACAGAGACGATGACTACTGACAACCTCAAGACTGCATTGGTTCGCATGAACGAATACGCAGACCTTGAAGCAGATCGGTTTGCTGCAGATCTTCTGGAGGACGAAGACTAATGGAAAATCAAAACAACGATGGACTCATCCGTGAAAACGGATGGGTCATCGACTCAAACACTGGTGAAGTTGTTGGCGCGTACGGATGGCTCGAAACCGGCGCTGTTGAATCTGAGCAAGACCTTTGGATCCTTCAGAAAAAGATGCTTGACGTTGACTCCCTCATCATTGGTGAACGTGCGCAGCTCAAGCGCATCCAAGAGATGTGTGAGAAGCGAATCAAGGCTCTTGAGTCAAGACGTAGTTGGATGGAACTCAAGTATGGCGTAACTGCAACAGAGGTAGCGCGCGAGCTGTTACCTCGTAACAAAAAAACATACACAAGCCCATACGGTGAAATTACTTTCCGCAGCAGTAAAGCAAAGATCAAGTTCACCAATCAGGAAGCAGCTGTTGCGTGGGCTAAGTGTTATCAACCTGACGCTATTAAGGTTGCCGAGTCTGTGCTTGTATCTAAGCTTTCAGCGCAATCGGTAAGCGACTTGACTACATACGAAGGAATCCGACCTGATGGTTGCGAGATCACACCAGAGCAAGAAGTAGTGAAGTTTGTCGGCTTGAAGGAGCCAGCACCTGATGAAGACTGATGTAGTCCGCATCGGCGGAATACCCGACAACGTACACGTATCGGAGGCAGGGATCCAGTTTACTGGTGAACTGTCTTACGAGCATTGGGAACACCTGATGCAAGTGCTAGTCAAAATGGAGGACGCATTTCAGTGGGCACTCGGTGATGCGCTCAACTACGGCGAAGGTCGATACGGTGAGAAGTACACACAAGCCATGGAACTCACCGGACACAAGTATCAAAGCTTGGCGAACTATTCGTGGGTAGCACGCAATGTACCAATTGGTGTCAGGAATCCTAAGTTATCGTGGACACACCATCGTGTTGTATGTAAACTATCACACGATGAGCAGAAGCGGTTACTCAGTGAAGCGTTTGAGAAACAGTGGTCTGTAGACGTACTGGCTGACATCATACGTGGCGAAGTACTCACACAACGAGTACGCGATCAGGTCGAAGTGCCACCAGGTTTGTCTGTAAATGCAGCGAAACAACTGCTAGAATCTGCAGCTTGCGTAAGCCGTGACGGGGTGCAAGTCTGTCAGATATGCCCATTCAAAGGTAGGTAGAAATGATTGGTATGTTCAAAGGGTCTCACGTTACACAACGGAGACTAGACAAGGGGTTCGTGGTACTTCACCACGAACTTCTTCCGTTTTTGAAGGACTTTAGCGGATCAGAATGGTTAGTCCTAACTGCACTCGCGTTACGTGCTGACGAAACTGGCTACAGTTACCCCTCTATTTCGACCATACGCGAGGATACTGGCCTAAGTGAACGAGTAGTCCAGCAATCTATCAAAAGCCTCTCTATGGTCACGACAGAGCGTAAATACACGGTCATTCGTGTTGATACTCGGCACGTTGATAACGGTCGTCGCACTACAAACGGGTACATCATCATGCCTGATGGCTTTGGAGAGGGTGCAGAAAACACAGGGGGGGAGGGTGCAGAAAAC